TTCACTCAATTCATATTTAGCTGTCATCTTCTACAGCCTTTCTAATAGATACTATTATCTCTTTTGCTTGTTTCATTTCCTCTGAATTATCTTCTTCTTCTTTATCTTTTTGTCCTAGATATTGTTTTCCTAGCCAAATTCCCATTGTTGCATTTTTCTCTGCTAACTTCCATTGCATCCTTCTTAAACTAGCCTTTCCACCCTGTCTTTTTTCCTTAAAAACATCGGAAAAGCTTTTGCCATAAGTTGTTTTGCACCAACTATTTAACGTTTTATCGCTTAAGTCTAATACAGACAATATTTCTTCCTGCGTGCATTGTATTGCACATAAGGCTTCAAACTGCTGTTTGCTTATTCTGTCTTGTTTTTGTTTTATCTGTCCAATTGCCATTTGGCTCACCTCTTTTTAATCTTTTCTTATTCTTCTTCTAATTGGTCTTTCTTCTTTTTTATCTTCTTTTATGGTTTCTTTTATGTCTACTTTTTCTTTTATTTCTTTTATCACTTTTGCAAATCCATTTGTTTCAAGCAATTCTTTTCTTGCAAAGTCTACTTCCCATTGTTCGCCTTTTTTAGGTTTATATTTGCTAATTCCTTTAGCTTCTGATAATTCATTATCGCTTATTCTTTCTGTTGTGTATTTATCTGTTGCTTCTACTAAAAATCTCATTCCTTTTTCCTCCTCATATCTAGATTTTGATTTTTTTAATATTTTGTCATATCCATCTTTTATCTTTTCAAATGTAAATTTTAATGGTTTTTTCATTTTCTTTGCGATGTCTGTTTTGTTACTATTGTCTGAATTATAAAATAATGCATTAACATTGTTTTTTATGCCAATTTCTTTAAAATACGGTAATTCGCATACTACAATTGGTGTTCCTCTATATAATGCTTCTTTTAGGCTATAACTATCACCTTCACAAATTGATAATTGTACATACCAATCTGCTGTTTCCATAAAATAGCTTATGTCTAATCTGTTTGGAATATGTATTACATTTTTGTTTGCCCAAACGGGATTTGCTTTGTATTCATCAGTGGTTATAATGTACCAAATATATTTTATTTTTTGTCTATCTAGTTCTTCTGCTAATTTTGCTAATCTTCCATCATCTTTTATTTTTGTAAGTCTTGTCGCACTAACTAATATTAAAGGTTTTTCTTCTTTTCCTATTTCTAATGGATTTCTACATAATATAGTTCTGTCTATTCCTGTTATGTCTTCAAATGCTTTTTTACTGCTTTCTGTTATTCCTATGTATATAATATCTTCTCTATCTTTTGGCATTCCTTTTTTTTCAGTTTCGTTGCTGTAATCTGTATGCAGTACCGTGTATTTTTTTGCATCTTTATTTACATAACTTAAAATTGATGTGTCCCAATTTGTAATTATCACACTGCAATCTATTTTTTCGTCTTTATGTATGTAAACTTTACAAAACTGATTTATTCTTGCTCTTTGCTCATTAGCAATATTCTTGCAAACAACCGCAACATCATATTTACTATACTTCTTTACTAATTCATATACAAATGTTTCAACTCCACCAATCGAATGAATATCTCTTGCATATATTATGTTGGCATGTTTTATTGACATTTCTTCTCCTTAAATTTAAAAGAGCCTTTTGGCTCTTTCTTTTATTCATTATATATATTATATCACATATTTTTCAAAAAAACTGCCAAAAAACTGCCAACTTTTTATTTTTTTATATTTTTTCTAATATATCGGCTATTTTTAGTATTAATTCTTTGTGTTTTCTGTAAAAACTTCTTTCACTTACTCCATTCCCAATTATTTCCCATTTTGTCATGTCTTTTTTATCATATAAATGCTCTAATATAAATAATGTTTCTTCATCTATTATTTTTTTTGTCATTTCAATAGCTTTTATTTCTCTTACTGATTTTTTTAGTTCTTTGTTTTCTTCTAATTCTATTACACTATTCTCTACTACACTATTTATTCTATTTGTTTTCGCTGTATTAGAGTCATAATTTATTCCTGTTATATTCATAATGTCAAATCTTATTGTAACTATATTTAATTTATTATAAGCATATCTTCTTAAACACCCTTTTGCCTCTCTGAATTTTTCATCTGATATTCTTATGGTTTTTGCCACTGTATCACTTCCTTTTTATCTTTTATTTTTTAAACTTCTTTTCTAAATCAAATACTGTGCATTTATTATATTTCATAGGTCTATCCGTCTTACTTTGCAATTTCTTTAACTTGTTCCAATACTTTGGTAGATATTTATAGTAATTTTCTAATTCCTTTAAATTCTTATTACAGCAACACCAACAACTTACTCTGTCCAATATAGAATATAATTCTATTCCATTTTCATTCCAATTATAACCTTTACTATAACAATATTCCAAACAATCTTTTTCTGTCATTTTCCATTCTGCTAAAGGAAATAATTTGTTGCCTTTTCTTTCTTTGCTTAATCTATTTTTCTCATCATAAGCTATTCCAACATATTCATAGTTACCTTTGCAATGTTTTTTTATTGCCTTTAACTTTTCTGTTGTTCCCCATCTACACCTGCCACCACACCAACTATAGCCTTTTCCTATTGTACCATTTCTTTTCTTTACTGGTTTTTCAAACATTGTATATAAAAATGTTTCTTTTGGCTTTAGTTCTGTATATTTTATATTATGTTCTTCTAATAATGCTAATACTTTATTTCTTAAATTGTAAATACATTCAAACTCCATTCCTGTGTCATAAAAAACAACTTCATCTAAAGGCTTATTTTCTTCTATTAATCTTAATAACATTGCTAAACTATCTTTACCAAAACTAATACTTGCAATATATTTCACAATATCGCTTCCTTTTTTCCATTTATTGTTATTCTTTTTTCTTTTAATCTGTCTTCTCTTTTCTTGCGTTGCTCTAGCATTCGTTTGAATACCCTTTCTCTCCTAATTTCCTGCATAATTTCTCTTGCAATTTCGCTTCCATCCATCTTTTGTCCCCCTATTATATACTCTGCAAAACATCATTTTATGTTATTTTGCACAATATATAATAATTATACGACTGCCAGTTTGTCGTATGTATAGTGTGGACAAGTTAACCAAATATAAAAAATAAAAGGAAAAACGCATCTTATTATGCTTTCTACTAATATTGCTTTTATGGATTATTATTATACTTACTTGTTGCTATTAGGTTATATATTAATAACTGGCATATAATATATTTAATTCTACACTTATATTTTATCATAATTGCCGTTTTTTTGCAATAATTTTACTATTTTTTGTTTTCTTCTTTTGCTTCTTTGATTAATATCTTAGTTATGTCTTTACAAACAAAATATACAATTATTCCTAATATCATATTCGCCAATGCCTTATAAATTGGTTGTAATAACTCTATAAAATTCGTCGCAAATGTTAATCCAAATAATATTATTAATAAATTGATTCCAATTATGTATAATATTGTTTTTATTTTATTCATTTTTTCTCTCCTTTATTTCTTCTATTTCAACTACTGTACACGCTTTCTCAGCATATATTTTATATACATGTATTTCTGAAATTTGTTTATCATCATCAAATGCAATGCCATTTAACCCATCACATATTGCTTTGCAAATATTGTCCCCATCTGGATACTTTGTATAAGGCTTTCCAATCAATTCCTTGTATTTCTTTTTGCTTGTACTTTTAGGTGGCTCAAAATATGCCTTTATTTTAATTTTAATTGGGCAGTCAACTAATTTATCATTTGTTACTTGCAAATAACTAAATTTGACTAAATTTTCATAATCTATCGTCTTCTGTGGGGTATATGTGCCATATCTTCCTAGCCTTGGGCGACCGTTTGCCAGTTGGTTTCCCTTCTATAATAAATTTCATTATTCCTCCTTAAGTAATTTTCCAATCTCTTCTATGCTTTTGCCATTTTTATAATCTTCCAATAATATCTCAAAATGGTATTTATTCATAAATTCTGCATTTATTGGTTGTCCATCTTTTATATATCCTAATTCCCATAACTGCCATATAAAATTTCCAATTCCCCCCTGAATAGGAGTTCCTCCTGTACTTTCATTTTTATATTCTATCTTATCCATTTTCATCAAAGCCCTCCAAAAACCCTTGCATAAACTTACTTATTTCAGTACCTACAATATTTCCCACTTTTCTCATGTCTAGTTCTTCTACATCTTCAAGGTTGCTCTTCTCTTCATGAATTATTTCTATAGTTGCGTTCAAATCTTTTGAGCTTAAGGCAAATGTCAATATGTCGTTATTTTTGTTTTTATAACATTCATCATTTTCATTCCAATAATACTTCTTACTTTTTAATACTCTAATTGTTGAAGGTATATTAATATTATTTAAAATCTTATCAATCAATTCGCTTACTTCAATAAATTCTACATCATTTCCTTTTTCATCTTTCCAATTTATTTTATTCATTTTCTTTCTCCTTTATTTTATTTATTTCTTTTACTAGCTCATTAATTTTAGTTGCAAGTGTTACATCTATATTTCGCATTTTGTTGCTTGTTCCTTCTATTGTTGTAATATATTTTTCTTTACTATCAAACTGCAATTCTTTTATTCCTTTATTTTCTTCTATTATTTCAACTTCTTCATTTAAAAAATCAGGTTCATCAAAATTATTATGTAGATCACAAAACCAATATAGCCCGTTGTACTTATAACCTTTGGTGTGTCCGCCTTCTACCCAGCAATATCGCTTTCCTTTATATTCTATCAATTTTGGTATGTCTTTCCCATTTGAAATTCTGGCAAGCAACTCAATCATTTTAATCTTCATTTTTATTCTCCTTTTTTAAAGATTTATTTACTCTATTTTCATATGCGTTTTTATAATAATTTAAATCAGATTTTAATTGTATATTTTCAGATATATAATATTGCAAACCATTTCTTACATCATCTATTTTTTTAAATAATTCTTTTGCATAAGAACCTTCTACTTCTCTCACATCTTTCTCCTTTCAAACAAATCTAACATTTTTTGTCTATCTAGTTCTTCCCAGAATTTTTGCCTATATTCTATAGTGTCTTCAATAATACGCATGTCTGTTATTAGTTTGTGTGCTTCTCCTGCAAGATGTTTTTTGCGTAACTCATTTTCTTCTTCTAATTTATTAGTGATTTTATTTAACCTGTCTACTTCTGCTTTTAATTTATCTGGCAAATAATTATTAGCACTTTTTACATTCTTATCATTTTTTAAATCTCTTCCACATATTGGGCAATAATTAATTTCTAGTTCTTCATAATTATCAGTTTCAAGAGTATAAGTATTGAAATGCCTTACTATTGATATTTCACTAACTTCATCATTTAAATATTTATAATCACCGCTTAACAAATCACAATATTCACACATATCTTTATCCTTTCTTTAATAAATCTTCTAAATCAATTATTGTGTTAAGCTTTCCCATTGTTTTATTCATAAATTCATCATCTACGTTTCTATTCTTTACTTCATTTATTTTTTTCTGTATCTTCTTTTTCCACTCTAAATTGCAGTCGTTATATCCTTCTTTCCATCTATCAGCCATTTTTTACCTCCAAATCAAAACTTTTTCTTTCAAATTCTTCTTTTGTCATAATTCTTCTAATTTTTAAATTGCTTTTCGGTCCTTTCCATTTGTGTTTTTTTAAATCGTAGCAAAATTCTTTGTGAAGATTTTCAAAAAACAAAATTTCATCTGATAATCTCAATACTTCGAATTTTCTTGTTACTCCTCTTTTATAATATTCAATTTCTATAATGTCGCCAGTTTCTAGTAAATAGAGTATATTTCTATGATGTCTTTTAATATTACTTATAGCCTGAATTTGCTTTTCTGTGAATATTATTCCTTCTTTTTTATCGGTATAATATTCTACTTTATTTACTTTTTCAATTTGTCCTTGATAGTTTCGCACATATTCATTTGTTTTTATCTCCATATTATTCCTCCAATCTATAAGCATTTTGTTCAAATTGTTCGTGTGTTAGAATTTGCAATAATATTAAACTTTTTTCATTTAAATAATCTTTTATATGTTTTAAATATTCGTCACTCCAAATATGTTCATAATATATCTTTTCAGACGCAGGGTGTTTTGTTACAATAATATCATTTACTTCAATCAAATCCTTTATGTTTTTGCTGGTTTTTACTTCTCTTTTCCAGCATTCTCCAGTGAACTCTCTTGTATAAAAATCACCTAATTGTATGCAAATTTCTCCAAATGCTCCTCTTACATATTTGTTTAGTACGATAGATATTTTTCCAAATTCATCTCTTGCATATTCTATTTCCATATTATTCCTCCAATTTTTCTACTAAACTTGCTTGAATTAAATCGTATAATGTGTCGTCCAGTTGCCCATCTAATCTTGTAATTCTAACTTCTCTATCTTCTTTAATTCTATAACATACTCTATCATCATCATTGTTCGCTAAATATGATTTTTTGAAAAATCCATTTGGAAACTCTTTAAATCCAAACTTTTCTAATTCCTTTAAATCAACATTTTCTTTTATCTTCAACATTATTCTTCCTCTACTTTCTCTTTTTCATTATATATTTGTTCTAATGTTTTTCCTGACTTTAATATCTTGTATCCTAAATTAATTAAAATACCTAAATCAAACCAATCTATTGTTTTATCATCTAATCTATCTAATGTTGAATTAATTTGATAGTGGTCATATTCTTCATCATATTCATATCCTAAAATTACACAATATGTAGTACTATCCTTGGTTTTTTTCATTATATTTAGCCAATATCTATATGGTGTTTTTTGTATATCTAATGCTAATTCATTTATTTTTTTTATTATCATACTTTACCTCCCCTAAATTCTTTGTTTCGCTAAATTTAATTTGCTTACATTCCTTCTTATTGCATAAATATTGTTTTGTACATATTCTACATTTGTTTTTCATTGTTTTCCTCCAGTAATTCTTGTATAAATTTTGTAAAATAATAATGGTCGTCTGCACTATCCCAAGCAATATTTTTATCATATTTTTCTAATAATTCTCTTATGTTATCTTTGCTGATATAATGTCTTTGAATAACTCCCAACATCGCCTTATTTTCATCTTCCTTTCCTTGTAAATAACATTCTTTTTTGTATTTGTTTAAATCTTTTGCTATGTCTTTATTTTTCTCTTTTTCTTTTTGGTATAAATCATAAACTTTTCCAACGAGAGGTCTTATTATATTGTTAAAATCATCTTCAAAATAAAATATATCTTTATTGTTTATTAATTGCTGTAATATTTTTTCTTCTTTTTCATTTATTCCTTCACGCATAATTACCTCCTAAATCCACCCCAATTCTTTGCATTTTTCATTTATTGCTTGTAGTTCTTGCATTGTTATATTTTTACTTTCCATTCCGTTTTCTACTTCTATCGTTTTATATCTCAAACTAAAATCAATATCTTTTTCTTTGCCTTTATAAACTATCCAATATTCAGTTTGTCTTACATTTTTATAACCCAACTCTTCAAGCATTTCATCAGCTTTACTCATCTACTACCTCCCAATTTTCTCTAATATTTCATCTAATTCGTTTTTACAAATCACTTCTTTATATGTATCTTCGTATTTATCATACATTAGCATTGTTTCTAGTTTTTTCATTTCGTCTATCCCTTTATTTTGCTTGTCTATATGATTTAGTAACTCGTCTAATTCTTTTGTTGATACAATGCAAGTGTCAAATTCTATTCCACCATCTTTTTGACGTTTCTGCTTTCTTAATTTCACTATTTCTCTAATATTCATCTACTCCTCCCCTTTATATATTGGAAATTTATCTATCATTTGCTGATAAATAGGTTTTATTGGTTTTGCTTTTAACCATTCTCTAAATTCTTTCTCACATTCTTCGCATAAATCAAAATCTTTTCTTGGTGCGTAATTTTCATAGCTCCACTTGTAATATCTATGTACCTTTTTAAATCCTTTTCCTGCCCCTCTTTCAAAATGTATATACTTTCCACATTTGTCGCATTTGTACATTGAAGGATTTTTCTGTTTTCCTATTCTCATTTAGTCCTCCAATTAAATCCAAAATCACTTCTTTTTATTTTACACATTTCTCCATTTCCTCTATAAAAAACTATTCCTTCAATGTAATTGTTTTTTAAATATTCTCTTATTCCTTCATATGTTCTAGGCACATTTAATAATATTCGATTCCCGTGTTTCAATAATACGTCATCATCTAAATTGTATGGATTTCCTTGTTCATGTTTTCCAACTAGTTCATATGTTCCGTTTTCCCAATTTTCCTTTATCCCAAATGCTTTTATGTGGTATTTATCATTTGGATTGTTTTTATCGCATTTTAACCAATGTGGGAAATGACCTGTGATAGGGTCAGCCTTTTCTTGACAGGGTATCGCTCCAACTGGAGGTTCTTTCCCTTTTTTAGCATCATATCTTCTATACAAAACATTGTCTTGTATCATGCAACATGTTCCATCTAACTTTTCTGTTGCATATCCTTCATTATGTAAAACCCACTCACAGCCTTCATTTACTTTACTTAACACTCTTGTGACTCTATGATTTTCAAACTCTCTTATAAATAAAGTCTTCATTTTTTTCATCATCTAATCCTCCAATCTCTATATCTTTTTTCCAATTCTTCTCTCTCTTTTATTACTGGGCAATTGTCGTCTCCTTCAAAATTAGGGTAACTTAATCGTTCGCAACCGCAAGCATTTTTGCTTCTCTATGTATTCTTTACATTTACCTTTTAATTCTGGGTATTTCATTAATAATGCTCCTTTAATCTCTAAAAATTGTGTTTTCATCTACCATCGAATTGTCTTTTATTTCAACTGTCATTTTTTTATTTATAGGAATTTTAAGTTCTGCTTCTCCTGCACTAAATGGTAAAAATGCAGAGTGCCAATTTTCTTTGCTTACCAAACAATCTCCCTTTTTAATAAATGTTGATTTGTCTTGTAATTCTATTCCATCTTTCAATGAATAAATATAAGCTTGTCTTCCAATGAAATTCATCTTTTTATCCTTAAATTCTGGATATTCTTTTATAAATTTGTCATATACGTCTTTAAATTGCATTTTTAATTCATATAAAAACCTTGGTACTTTTTTCTCTTGATAACTTTTTATTTCATCATAACCAAACAATGTTCTAGGCTTGGCTTCGCAAATGAGCTTAATCAAATCATTTGTTAATTCTTTTTCTTCAACATATACTAATGGACTCCCAATATGAGTTTCTATTCTAAATTCTCCTGTTTTATCGTCTTTTCCTAAAAATCCAATATTTATTACATAAACATCTTCAATTTTTCCTATTGTAGCGTTTGGTTCATCTAGTTTTCCATAACATTCATCGTTCCTATATTTGTCTCTAAAATCATAATATTTTAATGCTCTACTTGTATAACCTCTGATTCTATTTTTGCTACCAAATTTACAATTTTCTTTAAATCTTCCTGCACAAAAACATTTTCCTTGAGCATAAAATGTACATTTATCATATTTATCACAATATGTAATTTCTGCCTCTAATGGGGTTTCTCTACCCCCAAAAATACTTTTCCCGCCATATAAGTCAACATTGATTTTTTCTTTCATCTTTCCTCTCTTTCTTTCCAAAATCTTCTTTCATCTTTGCCTCTAGTATGTTTTTTTGTTTTCTTTCTTGATTGTATGTAAAATGATGTTGCTTTTATTTCACAACTTGTTTTTGGCTCATCTGCATATTCCACTTTACATTGTTTATATTTCATATTTTCGCTCCTTTATGTAAAACTTTTTTTAAATTAAATTCAATTCTACTGCATCCTGTATTATGCTATTCCCTTCTTTATCTCTCCAATCATAATTTTCTCTGTTTCTGCATTTGCATTTTGCAACATATAAATATTTTAAATCTTTTTCTCCATTTTTTATACTTTTATAATATTGTATTATTCCTGCTCCTCCACAAATTTCACATTTTTCATGAATTTTTTCTTTTTCTGTTTTTTTGCTACTAAATTGTGTATTTTTTCTTATTTCTTGTATATCTGCAAATTTAGGAAAAAACTTGCAATTCTTCATTAATTCATATGTTATTTTTCTGTAGTTTTCAACTGGTAGGTTTTTTAAGTTTTCATACCAAAATTTTCTTTGCTCAATGTTTAGCTCTTTTTCGTAGTATTGTTCCATTCGCGTAGTAGCTTCAACAAATTCTGCCTGTGTCAATCCCAAAAACCTCCTTCCAATTCTTTTAATTTTCTTTGCATAGCTTCATCTTCTGTTTCTGTTTTTGTATCCTTTGATTTCTTGTTTTGCTTAAAATTTTGTTCTTCATTTTCTATATCTAACAATGTCTTCAATCCTTTTCTATTCCAGTCATTCAATATTCCTTGTATGTATCTAGTATTTCTCTTATTGTTAATAGTTGCTATTTTAATCGCTTGTAAGATTAACTCTACATTCATATTATCTAAATAACTAAATAATAATTCTGCTATTGCTGGTGTAATCATTCCAACATTTTCTTCATAACATTTTATTATTTTTTTTGTATCTGTATCTGTTTTTTTCTCTGGTAACATTGCAGTAACGTTGTTACCAGTTATTTTCTTTTCTACATCTTTTTCTATTTCTATTTCTTTTTCTATTTCTATATCTATTTCTGGTGGACATTTGTCCACCCTCTGTCTCCCTAGTAATCTTTGTTGTTGCTTTTTAAATGCTCCGATACTTTTAGAACCAATTAAATTTTCTAATTGATTGATGTATATTTCTCCATTCTCTAATATCTCAACTAAACCAATTTTTTTCAATAATTCCATCGCAACAGTAACTGTGTCAAAATCCATTTTAGTTAATTCAGCTAATTTATTATTATCATAAGGTACTAATATATTCCCTACTTTTCTAATTAAAATTCCATTTGATTTTAATGATTTCAAACATAATTTTAAATAAAAATATGCGTAATCTCTTCCATTCGGTTTTTGTTCTTCAAGCCATTCAATTGCATCATCTTCAAAAAAATCTTCTTTTAATTGTAACCAGTAAAATTTTGTATTGTCGTATTGTGCCATTTTTTTCTCCTTTAAATACAAAAATGGAACCCACCGCAGTTCGGAAAAAGTGAGTCCCATTTCTATATATATTATCAATATATTTCAATTGTTAATACCTGTTTAATTGTGTTCCAAACTGCTATGCTATTATTATACTATATTTTATTTATTTTTTCAATACTTTTTTTAAATTATTTCAAAAAAATCTGCAATTTCTAAATCATTATTAATTGACTTCACAAAACAAAATGCAGGTGTCTTTTTTATTTCTCTTCCATTGATGATTTCTGAAATGTAATTTTCTGTTAGTCCACATTTTTTTGCTATGCTTCTGTTTGTTATGCCTTGCTTTCTTAATTTTTTATATTCTTCTACTTTTTCTTTTTTTATTCTGTACATTAGTCCTCCTTAGAATGGCAAGTCATTGCCAAAGTTTTCGTCAAAATCATTATTTTGTGTTGTTTCTTCTGCATTATATTTTTTCATAATTTCATCTATTATTTGCTGTCTTGCTTCTTTAGTTATTGGAAAACATATGTCTTTATATTCTCCATTTGTAGTTTTCTTGCTTGGCATTGCAATAAACAATCCATTTTTACTCTCCATTATCAAAATCCCTTTTACTACAAAACAATCTTCTATTGTTATGTTTGCAGTTCCTTTTATACTTTTATAGTCTCTTTTATATACTTTTGCTTCTATCTTCATTTTTTATTCTCCTTTTCTATAAAATACTTTCTCTAACATTTGTTAGCATAAATTTTTCTTTTTTTACTTTCTCAAACACAATTGGGCTAAATATATGATTTTTGAATTTATAGCAATCATATTGCCTGCATATAAATGGTCTGTCATTATATATATTGCATTTATTGTCGTTGCCCAAAAACGGGCAATCATGTTCATAGTCTTTTTTGAGTGGCATTTTGTTGATTTTATCTTTTAATTTTCGCATTGTTTCAATCTCTTTTTGTGTTAGCGGTAACAAATTCGAACAGCATTTGCCACATTTTTTGCATTCAAAATTCATTTAATCCCCTCCCAAATTTCTAATCTCTTGTTTTAAATCTGTTATTATGTCTTCTAATTGCTCGCATCTCATTTCATTTTCAGTGCTATTTTCTAATACTATTGTATATTTCTGCTGTAAATTCTTGTAGTCTTCATATAATTTTGCGACTTCTTTTTTTAAGTCATCATCTGTTAATTCACTTAGTCCGTGTATATATTCATATATAAAATCTCTCATTTCCTCACATCCTTTCTACTTTAATTCCTAATAATAATCTAAACATAATTTTGTGAAATAAGTTTATTTTTTGGTCCGTATAAAAATATAGATTTCCTAAAACTAATTTTGATTTGTATTTTTCTTTTTCAAAACATATTTTTTCAAACTCCTCCATTTTCAATCATCTCCTTTAAAATTGGTTGCCATTTGTGTTTATTGCTATGCACTAATCTGTGATGTCTGTTGCATAGCATTATACAATTATTTGGCTCATTTATTAATTCTTTTGCTTCACTTCTGTACTTTATGTGGTGCAATTCTAATGCTCCATTGCAGGTTGTGTCAGCTAATCTGCATTTTCCTTTGTCTCGTTCAAAAACTTTGTTATATGTTTCTTTTGTTACTGTTATTCTTTTAGAACTAACTTTCTTTATGCCCTGTGGCTTTCGAAATTCTTTTTTAAGACATTTTTGACATTCAGTAATATAAATACTTGTCTTTTTAATTTTGCAACGTAATTTTCCATTTAAAGATTTGCTTAAATATTTGCAATACATTACATTTCTAGTCCTTTCAACATTCTTTCATCTTCTTTGGCTAATCTAAACCAGCTCCTGCAAGTTATGTGCATTTCTTGTAATTGGCGATATTTCTGATACGACCATGTTCCAAAATCTGTTTTGCTTATTTCATTTTCAAACGCTATTTTACTTGCATTACTTTGGATTTCGCTCCATCTAGTCGCTAATAACCAACTATCAATACTTAATTGATATAATGTTTGTGCATCTGTCATTTCTACTTTTTGAAATCTTTGGCTTATTTCTCTAAATTGATTAAAATCCTCTTGTACTATTTTTTCAAATTGACTTGATATGTTTTTCATTACTCCTCCATTTCTTTGATTTCTTTGGTATCTCCGTCACATACACTTGCAATGTGTTCGGTGTGATATAGTACAAATGCGTTTTCTATGGTTAATTCATTATATTTCACTTATTTTTCCTCCTTTTTAAATAAAAATACTCTTTTATTTGTTGTAACATTTTTAATTGCAAGTCCTGTTATTTCTTCATTTTTAATTTGTATTGCCTCGACAATAAATTTGTCATAACATATATATTTGCCATTTTTTTCTTGTATATTGCACTTGTCTGCTCCTATATAAATAAATGGACTTGTATATAATTCTCTGCCAATTCCCCATTTAAATCCTGCTCTTTTGAAACTATCGCTTGCCTCCCCTTTTTCTTTATCTCCAAATGCTGACTCTACGCCACAATCCCATTTTGTTATCCATTCTTTTTTTTCGCTGTCGTATATTGATATTCCACAATATAGATTTCCTTTTATCTCCTGATATTCACATTTCCAATTGAATGCTCCAACTATTTCGTCTAATAATTGCATATCTGTTCTAGCTGTTTTGTATAACAATAAGCTCAATCCTTTTTGGTTAATTTGTGCAATTTTGCATTCAATTTCGTTACTTTTCAACTCTCTAAATTTTAATTCCATCAATCATTCCTCCTAAATATTATATTATTTTCATCAATTAAATCCAAATAGTCCATTATTTCAACTTCCCTTCTCGAAATCTTTTTTCGATTTCTTTTTCAAATTGTTTCTTTGTTAAATAATTTGTATCGATTTCAATTCTTAATTCTGCGTATCTTCTAAATAATTCGTTATTGTTCATTTCTTCTTGTTGCATTCTTTTTCCTTTCTACAGCTGATTTCTCCAATATTCAGCTGTTAAATATTCGTTTGTATTGTCCTGTGGTATCTTGTTTTTTGTTTCTGTTTTTTTATCGTGTATTCTATTCATTAAGTCTAAAATTTCATCATAATATGGGTTGTCCTTACATATGTCACTTGTCATATTGAATAATGTCCACCACATATTATCTAATTCTTCATATTGTTCGTCAAATTCCATATCATAAAATCTCACTTTATCACCTCCCTACACACTTGCTAGACTTTCGTCTTCTTGTACTTCATAATCTACTGCTATGTATTTGTAATGCTTGTCATTATTGTGTGCATTTAATTCTTCACATAATTCGTTTTGATTTTCATTATCTTCTAATACATATATTTCTGTGCTTATTTCTTCGCTATCATTTGTTACTAACTCGATGCATTTTATTGTTTTTCCTATCATTTCACTTAAATTTAATTCTCTAATATTTTTCATTTTTAAAATCCTCCATATTCTTTTATTTATTTTTATTGTAATTATAATAATCGTAATATACTTGCTTGTGTTCACCAATTCCAAATGGCTCTGGATCTACTTTGTATGTTCTTTGTGCATTTTGGCATTGTATTATTATGTATGCTAATAGTACACCAATAACTAATGTAAATAAATTTTTAATAGTTTTTTTCATCTTTTATCTCCTTTCTCTCTTAACTTGTCTTTATTATAACATTAAATTTAAACTCTGTCAATACTTTTTTACAAAAAAATTAAAATAATTTTAAATTTTTGCAAAAAAAATAGATAGCAAGGGCTATTTGCTACCTATTTTATAATATTATAAATATTATTCAAACAATTTTGCAAAAGTTTTTCTTCCTACTATACCATCTGCTGTTAGTCCATTATCTTCTTGGAATTGTCTTACAGCTCTATCAGTTCCGCTTCCGAATATACCTTCGACTCCGTTTGTATCATAGCCTAAGCAATAAAGCATTGCTTGTATTATATGTGTAATATTTCCTTCTGCACCTTCTGCAATTTCTTGACAAGCATTCTTGGATAATGGTCCAAAAATCCCGTCTACATCTAAATTCTCACCAAATTGTGTGTTAAATTCTGTTTGTAATGCCTTAACTAACGCGTTTTTTGTTTCCGACCCATAGTAACCATCTTCTGCTATGCCTGTACCATAAGTGTTGTTTAGCCAGTTTTGTATTTCTCTGATTTGGTCATCTCCACTATGTAATGGTTCTGAACTTGGTATTGGGTTTGGAATTGGTTCGTCGTCAATAATTATATTCATATCAACGGGGCCATTTATTCCATCAATCCACCCAACAGAGGTATATTGCCAAATATTGCAAGGTGTGGTTGGTATTTCGCTTGGCATTTCTCCATTATTTTGGTCGTATTCTGCAATCCAAATGCTATCGCAATTAATTTCATATAGTCCTTTATCTGCATAAAAAATAGAGCCTGCATAAATACCTGCTTTCAATCCTGCTTCTCTTATTCTGTCAACAAATCCTTGCCCAGCTTCCTTTGTGTTCCTGCTTTCTTCCATGTCGTAATAAATAGGCATTTCGAATTGCTTGTCTCCCATATATGCTAAGCAATTTTCGGCTTCTTTTCTTCCTGTTTCGTAATCGGTTGCATATGCGTAATAATAAGCCCCTAAAGGAACTTTCCCTTTTAATCCCCAATAGTGATTATCTAGTTCAGCATCTCTTTGCTCATCTGGTAAGTAGCTAATTCCATAACCAACCTTTAAAATTGCAAAACTTATCTCTTTTGCTACTTTATTATATTCTACGTCATATTGAAAATCTGACATATCAATTCCGAATTTTCCCATTTTATGAATCTCCTTTCTAAAATAGAAAAAAGCCCTAAAAAACGACTTCCTAAAAACGTTTTTAAGGCTTTTTTATTTTTTAGACATATACTTTTATGTCTCTATTCTTCTTCTTTTTTCGTCTCCTCGACATTGTTGAGTTTTTCTTTTAATTTATTAGGTATTTTTACTCCTAGCTTGTCACAATTTTCTGCTAAACTGGATATTTCCATAATGCAAATATACCCAACTGCAAAATATAGCACTAGGTCAATTCCTAGTGCAAATTTTGCTAATATTCCAACTAAGACATAGACGATTTCTCCGAACTTTTTAGAAAGTCCCGCTCTCATTTTTGAGCTTTGAAAATCGTTATTTTTCCATGAAATTACTACTCCTGTAATTACATCTATGATAATTAAAACAAGTGGTGCAAAGATTGCCCACCAAATACTAGTAAAATGAATTTCTTGTATCATTAAATCCATCCATTATTCCTCACTTTCAACATTAGTTTCTTCGTTTTCTGCTATTTTTTCGTGTTCTTCTTCGACTGGTGTTAGTAAACTCTCAAGATATTCTAGCAGTTCTTCATAGTCATTGTCTAGTAGCTTTCCTTCGTCATTAAGTCTTTCCGCTTCCATCATTGCAAAAGCAATTGAATACTCTCCTGTTTGCACTAACCCAATTAATGCTTTTTTCTTTCTCTCGCTTTTTTTCTCTAATATTGTCATGTTTTATCTCATTTCTAGCCTTCTAGTAAATCTAGTCTAGCTTTTATATTTTCTATTTCTTTGTCTTGATTGTCGTCTCTCAACCTGTTTGACTTCTTGTAATCAAAATTCAATATAGGTTTTAAATCTCCTGCTGATATTGTATTTATATTTGTTCCTGCAAAGTAGCTCATTATTTTCTTTAATTTGTTGTATTGCTGTTGCTGTAATTCTGTGTATGGTTCTTTTAATTCATCTTGTAATTCGTACACTATTTCTACTGGCGTTTCACTATTATATTTTTCTACAAGGAATGTTTTGAAACTGTCTAATGTTGGGAAATCAGTTGCTGACACATAAAAGTACACATTTCTGTCGCTCCAACCAAACCTTACTCTGCCATTTGTATAATTATAATTTGAATTGATAAAGTGTGTAGATTTTCCAGCTCCATTGTTTGCAATTTTTATTCCTGCGATAGGCAAAGAAAAATTTTTTATGCCTTCTATTGTACTCGCTCCAATTATCCAACCTGTTTCATTTCCTGTTAATCTTTTTCCGCCAATTAAATGATGTATTCCATCATCTGCTAAATAATCTTTTTCATAAAGGTTTTGTCCTTCTTCTAATGTGAACTCAGCTGTTTCTTCTTCGTGTGGAACGTATGTTGTTGCTGTGGTGCCTAGCTCTATCATTATATTAGAAATTTCTCCTCCAGCACCCATTGGAAATAAGCATAACACAATATATTTGTAATTACCGCTGTTGAAAGTAAAGGAAGAAGTGTTGCTGTAATTAATTCTTTTTCCTGTAGCCCCAATTTCGACGTTATTATAGCCAAAAATTGCAACAATTCCACTTGAGATATTTTTATTATAACTTAAATAATAATCAGTATTTGGCTTAAGCCTACAGACTTTACTTAGCCAATGCCAGCCACTTGAGTTATATGAATTAAATGTAATTTTATTGTCGCTTATCGTAAAATCAATATTTGGGCTAGGTGATAGACTTTGTATCCTAGCCCCATCTGTGTCAGTTGTTATATAATCATTTTTAGTTCCTATATCAAACCAGTTCTTATTATTTACTAAAAACTCATTATGTCCTTTTACTACATGAATTTGTTGTGGATAGTCTGGGTTTGGTGAAGCTTGTCCTCCGACGTATGGTTCGTATGATTTTTCAGTTGAACTTTTATAAAGAGAAATTCCAATTCTTGCATTGTTAAAAGTTACACCAGAATTTATATAAATTCTTACATTGTCAATTGTTCTGCTTGATGTTGAACTTCCTAAATTTTTAGTCTCATTTGTAAATGTTCCAGTAGTTCCATCTAAACGATATGCAATTAATATTTCACTTGCAGTTCCACTTATTAGTTTTTTTGTCATCATATAATTTTCGTTTTCTAATAATGTTATAATATCCTCTGTCAGCATAAACTTAAATTCAGTTGCCGAATTTGCTGTTCCATTTAGAGTTATGGTTCCATCTGGGTTAGTTGTTGCTTTTACATTTGCTTGTGTTACGTTATTGTATTGCATAGTAGTTTCTAGCTCATTATACCCTTCATATGTCTGTTGTTCTGTCCTTCCGCTAGGCAATAATTTTGCAGGTGCATTTGCACTATCTGTTACTGTTATGCTTTCTCCTGTTGCTGTTGCATCTTCTAACTCACTGTTTACTGTGTTTTCTAGAATTTCGACTTGTTCTTGTAGTTCTTCTATTTCAGCATTTTGTGTGTCTTGCTCTGTTTTTATATCAGCAACATCATCTTCTAAATTCTTAACACGAACCTCTAATGTGTCAAAATCGTCTTGACTTACCAATCCACTTACTATGTCAGCTAGACTTACTCGCAATGTAGTTCCATTCTGTAATGTTAGGACTAATTCTTTTGTAGTGCTGTCATACGTTGCATTTACTATCATTGCTTCAAGTGGTAAATCAACTTGGCTAGAATTTAAGATTTCTCCCGCCTTGTTTTTTAAAGTCGCTGTTAATATGTAAGTTTGACTATTTACAGATAATTCAATTTTGTTTCCGCTGTCAGATATTAATGTTGCAATTTGTCTATTTTGTGTTGTCTGTTCTGCTTTTATGCCAGTAATTTCAGTTTCATTTGTTCCAACTCTGCCACTTAATGTATTTAAATTTTGATTTGTTGTATCTAGCGAGGTTTGATTTGCTTTTTGATTAAGTCTTTCGTCTGTTTCACCTTTTGTATAATAAGGACCTTCACTTCCAACATAAGCCCACGAATTATTACTCCATCTAAAATATGAAGTAGCATTATCGTGTGTGCTATCTTGCAATACTTTTATTATATCGTTCTCGGTTATTGTGCTTGTATCGTAACTCAATAGTTCTGCATAAGTTCCGACTACATCTACAACATCACTTTGTGAAGTTATAGCGTCTATTTGATTTTGTAATTCTACATCTTGCTGTTGTCTTGCTGTTGTTTCTTGCTGTACTGCATTTGCCATTTGCGTTTCATTCACAAATTTTGTATCTGCATTTGACAATTGGTTTAAATTTGTTGGTATCTCTGTTTTATCAGCTTTTCTTGTATCTAATTCTGTTATATTGTCGTCATTGTCATTTATAGCTCTTTTTATTTCGTTTATATCATCTGCTACTACTTTATTTTTGCGTGGTATGTTGGGGTTAGTTATAAGTTGTTCTTTGTCATCAAATGTTATTTTCATTCTGCTACCTCCTTATAACCGATAACTTTTAAAACACTAATATTTTGTGCATGTTCTACTTTCAATGAATCAGTCAAACCATTTAAACTTGAATAATTTGTAACTGTTGTTGTTGTTCCACTCATTGTTAGCCCTAACTGGTCAATCCACATATTATTTCCATATCCGTAATACGTGCTAATTAATGAAACAGATGTGTTGCCAGTTTGATTAACAATAGCTTTGGTTGAGCATTGGAACTGTTCTCCTCTTTTTCCGATAATTTCAACATATTCATAATTTGAAATATCATCAATTAAATTGAAGTTGTTTTTTGTTCCACTTGCACTGTTATATAATGTTACAGCTTGCATATTATTAATTTTATTGTTCACGTTCAAAATTTGGTCGTCTATATAATTATTAATATATTGTTGCATAAGATTTAAATTTTCAGCAGAAAGTGGTGTGCCTCCCGCTTGTCCATTTATCCAATGAATTGTTAGCATTTAAAATCTCCTTTCAAAAAAAGAGCTACAAAGTAGCTCTCTCATATTTTACTTTTTCTTTTATTTTCTCTTGTTGTGGCAATATTACATTGCTTATTATGTAGTATTTGTCTAATGCTTTTATTCCTGCATCTTCGCTATAAGGCTCGTCGCTGTATTGATATATTTGATATTTTAGTTGTACATACTGATATGGTACGTCTCGAGAATACACATCTATTCCTGGGTATATATCACGTGATGGATACAGCGGTTCTGTGATTACTCTAGCGGGGAATAAATCTGTGCTAGGATATAAATCTAAAGCGGGAAATAGTCCTTCATTTACTTGTTCTATTGTCAATTCGGTATTTATTTCGTATTCTGTGTCATTTTGTGTTATGTCTGTTGAATAATCTGTAAATGGGTATTCCTCTCGCATTTCAGCAGATGTAACCCCTAAACCTATTGACTTCAAAACTCCCCATTGTATTTTTTGGTATGATGCTGTGCTTGGTGTATACAATTCTTGAAAATATGGGAATAAATGATACATTCCTACATTATCAGTTGTATAGAAAATTCCGTCTGTGCTAAAAATATCACGTCGTGTTACTTTTAAATCTACGTTTTCTGTTACATATAAATCATAATTTGAAGTATCTACTACTGCTCCGATTGAAACTGAATAATTTTCAAAGTAGCCACCAAAACCAATAGACGCAATTTTTCTTCCTTGATATTGCCTCAAGGTTTCTTGTGATAATAAGTAGTAATAATCTGCTATAACTTGATTTCCTGTGTAATTCAAATCGAATTTAGCACCTGCAAATTCTAGGTCAAAATCGCTTGTTTGTAATTCTTCACTTATCGAGACTGGTTCGTCAAATTTAAAATAAATAAAATTTAATCGTAAATCTTTTGGCTGTTCCTCTGTCTTGAATTGGTTGTCTTTTATTGCTATTATGTATTTTTCTAGTATGTGATTTCTTATTGTTACAACTCTATTATTTAGCTTGATTTCAATAAAATCATTCTTGATTTTCATCTTCCACCTCCTCGACAATGTGAATTTCATTTACACCTTCTTCAACATAATCACTAACAACCAAGCTATCAACATTTTCGCTGTCTGTATCACTATGTTTTGCTCTGAACATATCAATGTACGAACTAACTAGATTTGAATTTTTAAGTGTTAATTCAAATTGTCTTACTAGCCTTGATTTGTCTATTAATTTAATTTCTGTTATTGCATATAATCCTACACAATAAAACGCAGGTAGGTTGATTTCTATTATGTCACCTAAATTAAAATTATGGTCATAATCGTATAATAGTTTTATTGTATTTATGTTGTTTGTGTTCTTAATTAATAGATTTCTTGCATATTCTAGTAAAGACTTGTCTGTAAACCACGTTTCTTCTGCATCTACTACCTTTTCAATTTGACCGCTTTTTGAAATTATACCTTTTAGTTTTTCGATTTCGCTTGAATGCATAAATTTTACTTTTGTATAACGCAATGCTGTGTCGCTTTGTATGTACGATATCTGTCTATTATTTGCACCATTCCATTTAAATCCTGTTATCAAATTACTGAAAAATGGGTCTCTTTGTAATACTATTGTGCCTTCATCTCCGTCGCTATCTGAAAATGTAAAGTTACCTGTGTATGATAATGTTTTTGTTGATATATTGTAATATATTGAATAATTAGTAAATGTCATTCCATCGCCAATCCTCATAAAAAACACTGGCAAGCTTGAATTTCTTGGAAGTTGATTGTCTTTTACTATTTTTTCTATATACTGCAAGCTAATGCAAAATGGGTAATTAAACTCAACTACATCTTCTGTTTTTAATGTTTTTGGCAAATTTAAAATCGGAAAGTCATTGTTTACTAATGTTGGTGTTACATCTGTATTTACAATAGAACTATAAAATAGACGTGCATTTTTTATATTTATTACATTTGCGTAATCTGTACTTTCTATTTGTGGTTGTATTCCTAGTAAGCCATCCTCTGCTTTTGTGTTAGTTATTTTCTTTTTAATTTGTTTACTAAATAAATAATCTATTGAGTTTACATAGATGTTCTTTTGCATGTCAATAGTCCAAAAAATGTTACGTTTGTTGCCTAAATCGTTCATGCAATATTCGATTGTTTCCATTAAGTAATTAATTGTTATCTGTCCTGCATTTACATTCATTTCAGCTAGTGTATAGCCATCATTTATCAAAGGCTCTAAAATCAAAGGTATTAGCTCATTTACTTCGTATGTTCCTGCTACTGTGGTTGTACGAATTGTCGCTAATTTGAGCGGGCTTAATAATGTAATTGTTAATTCTCTATGCTCTTCACTCATTTGCATTTTGCCTAATTGTATCGTATCAACGTATCCAAAGAAAAGAACATTCCCTTGACTGAAAATGTCCTCTCCTTCAAAACATTCCTTTATTTGTACCTCTTGATACTTTAATGGCATATCTGCTAATGAGTAACCTGTAAAATCTATTGTTATATCATTAAATGTAACCTCACTATTATTTGATTTTGCCGTAAAATTATTTAGTATTGTAAATGCCTTATTATTATAAATTAATTTTTTCATTTATGCACCTGCCGTTCTTATCGTTCTTGATACTGCTGGAGCCACTAAACGTCCTACTCTGTCGCCATCCATTTCTACGGCTCCATTAACGTTTATGTTGGCCGTTAATACTTTGCTGTAATTCGCACTTGTACTTAAATTAGCACTTAATCGTTGCGTTTCAAAATCAACTGCTGTTCGCATATCTCTGTATACTTTTGAAATGTTGTCTTCAAAGCCTTCTCCAATTCCTAATGCAATGTTTTTTCCTACTTTGTCACGGAACAGTCTAGAAGGTGAATGTATTCCTAAGGCTCCCATTACAGTACCCAAAATATCGCTTGCAAATCCCGTAACTTTACCTACTAACCAGTCCCACGCACCACAGATTCCGTCCCAAATGCCTTGTACAATATTAGCTCCAATTTCTGCTACTTTGCTAATTCCATCCCATAATGCATTAAACAAAGCACCTATTATTTCAGGAACTTTACTAACCAAACGGGGAATTGCTCTTACTAACCCCTCAGCCAATTTTACTACTATTGTAATTCCGTGCTTCTAATATCTTTGGCAAATTTTGGATTATCGCACTAACCACTTTTTCAATTAAAACTGGGATTTGTTCAATCAATCTAGGCAGTGCATCAATTAACCCCTCCGTCAATTTAATTATCAGTTCAATGCCGAGCCTCTACAAGTTTGGGCAGATTTTCTGTGATAGCTGTAATTAATGCATCTATTATCTTTGGAATTGCTTCTATCAATTTTGGTAGTGCTTGTATCAAACCATCAATCAATTTTAATACCAAAGATATTCCGAGCCTCTACAAGTTTGGGCAAATTGTTTATTATCGCTGTAATTAATTTCTCTATTATAACTGGAATTTTTTCAATCAATCTAGGCAAGGCTTGGATTAGTCCGTCTGCTAAACCGCAATAAAAGCTGAAGTCCCGCATCAATAAACGCATCAATGTTGTCTAAAAATGCTTCAGCTATTTGCACAATTGCATCTACCATTGCAGGTATCAATGTTGGTAATGTTTCGCTTATTCCTCTTACTAATTCAATTATAATTTGTGTTCCCGCAGTAACAAGTTTTGGAGTGTATTTGACTATCATATTAGCAAAGCTATTAATTAATTGCACGGCTCCATCTATCAATGTAGGCAAATTTTCTAAAATTCCATCTAAAATGCTACTTGTTACTTTTTCACCTAAACTTACTAATTTAGGTAATGATTGCGTTAAATTTCTAATTATTTCTGGAACTGCTTCACTTGCAACTCTTGAAATGTTTTCAAATGCAATTTCTGCTGTTTTTGCAACATCTGAAAGACTATTAGAACCACTTAAAAAATTTGACCATGAAGCTTTTAACGCATTAAGTGAACCTGTTAGTGTGGTTTCTGTTTCTGCTAAAGTATTTCCTAGCAATCCCATATCAGCAACACCTTTTTCTAGCATTTGTGAAATCGCTTGTTGATATTCTGCTACTGGAACATCATTTAATTTTTGATATTCTTTTGATAAAAAACCAGATGCTTGAGCTTGTTTTAAAAATCCATCTGTTGTTTGTGGTAATATTCCTGAAAACTGGTCTGCGATTGATAAATAACTTGTTGTGCTTCTAGTTATCATTTTATATTTTTCATTTAAGTTGTTTATATCAGCACCAGTTCCACTCGCATAATCTGCAATTGCTTGCAACCCTTTTTTAGCTGTATCGTAACCTTTTTCATCTCCCATTGATGAAGCAAATGTTGCACCCACAGAATTCATCATATCTAGATATTCTTTAGCACTTAAATTCATTGTTCGGTAGGCTTCATTTGCATCTTTTTCGATTTTAGAATAATCCATTTCGTCAAAGATTTTTTTTGCACCACCAACCGCTTGCTCCATTTCACCTCTAGCTTTCACACTAGCTGTTACCATTCCTGCGAATGCCGTTGTAACTGCTCCAATTGCTACTGTTGCTCCTTTTAATGCACCCGATGCAATACTGCCTATTTTACCTAGTCCGCTTTTTAGTCCATCTGTATCTAGTTTGGTGTCAATTGTTACTGAACCATCAGCCATTTTGTCTCCTTTCTGCAACTAAAAGGAAATTGATTTTTATAAAAATGCCATTGCAAAATCTTCCTCTTTTTGCTCTGGTGTTCTCATATCTGGTAATGCGTAGAGTTGTTTTAATTTTCTGTATCGTTTCTTTTCTTCTTTATCTTTTATTTGACTTAAATCAACTGCTCTATGCCCCATTATTTCTACAATTTTATTGTTTTTATTTAGCCCTTCAAACATAGCCTTGAATTTCCACCAATGAAGATATTCAATCGAATTTATGTCTACATTATACTGATACATAAATGCACTATATATTAGTTCATCATCATATTCATACGAATATATTTGTTTTGCTTTTGTTTGATTTGAAATATGTTTAGTTTTTAAGTCTTTCCCACATCTATAAAACCACAACATATCTTCAATTGCTTTTTGTATGTCTTTTGGAATTGTAGGATAATAGATATTTAATGCTAACCCAACTTTTGTTTGTTCGTCTATTTTAGGGTCTTGCATAAGAAGTTCGAAACGGATACTTTCTCTAAAATCATCTCTAATAATAAAACCACTCGGGGTTCTATCGCTTACTCTATCTAATAATAAATTCATTTTTATTTTTCCTGTTTTGGAAGATATTGATTATATAAGTTTTGTAAATCTTGTTGAGCATTATTCTTTTCATCTGCTATTTCTTGAAATACTTCAATATGTTCTTTTAAATTCTTTTTGCCCTTGAATATTTTCTTTGAAACCCCTTTTCCAAACACGTTGTCAATAAAATCCTCTACAATTTCGCATTCCATTTTTAGTGCTTGTGAATATGTAATTTCTTTTTGCTCTATTTTGCTTTTTTCAACAACTTTTTTTGCTTCATTTTCGAATTTCTCAACATTGTCTGCATCTAAAAAATCAAAATCAATTTCTATTCCTTTTATTTGCATTTTTTCTCCTTTCAAGAGTAGTTTTCGCCACCCTCTTATATACTTGCCTCTGTAAATGTAGCTGTTAGTCCGTCTGCTGATATTACAGCTGTTCCTTTTTGCATTGCTCCATTTGCGTGGAAATTTCCGCTATAAGAATATGAGTCTGTTTCAGTTCCGTCGCTATCTGGGTTTATATTATAAACTCTTAAATATGCTGTATTTGTAACTGTGTTAACTGTTAGAATTTCGCAAGTTTGGTCTAATAATTCATCATCGTGTACTGTTGCTACTTTCTCGTGTACTGCATTTCCTATTATTCTGTCGAAAGTATAAGGAATATTTGGTGAATATCCTGTTGTTGTCTCTCTTTCAAAATCTTCGTCTATATATCTTCTACTATATGTGCTTGCGTTTAGTTCTTTACCTCCAGAAGTAAAACCTTGCATTCTTGTAAATACTGGGTCTGCAGTTGTTCCTGTATTCATAAAATTTACTACTTTTGCTCTACTATAAATCTGTAATGCGTTTGGCATTTTGCTTTCCTCCTATAAAAAAATTTGCAGACTATAATTAGCCTGCATTGATTAATTTGTAATAAGTAAAATTCATTTGTATAATATACATTGCAGTTGTTTCTGTTTTTTGCAATACATAATTTGGGCTAGTACATTCTATTGAAAAAGCTCCATCAATATCAGGTAAATTGTCTAACATATTTTGCGTGTCAACCCACTCCATAAAATCTTCTCCAAATTGTGAATTAGTAAGATTATCAATAATTGCAGGACTTAAAGGCAATTGAATAGTAAAATCGAATGTTATTTGATATTTTCCACCTGTTCCATCAATGAACTTTTCAACTTGTGGTTGTGTTGGTGTTTTATCAATTGAATACGAATATACGTCTTCCTCTAAATAATCTACATTTATTTTATTGCCATCTAACAATGGGCAGGTTTCAATCCATTCTTTAATTAATTCCATTTTACTTGCCATTATTTGCCTCCATTTTTAATAAATCGTTCCACATCTTTCGCAACTTGTTTGCCTTTATCACGCATCATGCGTTTATCCCATTCCGCACCTCTTTTTGGAGCCCCGTTATATTTAAGCGGTTGGTTTGAAATTGTTCTTTTTACTCCTTTTGGTCTTGATGGGCCAACTGCCTTTTTGCCTTTATACACATAATGTGCATAATTGCTGATATACTTGATTTCGTGATTGCTTGGGTATGTTTTAAGCCTTTTTAAGTTGCCACTTTGCATTGGCACATACGGGTCGCATAATCTGTCTACTTCATCACGTAAAAATGCATTTACACGTCCATCTTTTTCTAGTCCATGGTCTTTTAGAATTTTATTTGTGCTGTTTATTTTAATTTTAAAGCTAAATCCCGTCATTGCTCGACCTCAATTTTAATGTGTTGCAGATTGCCTTTTCTATTGTCTTGCACACTTGTTACTCTATGCAATGTGTATTTCTGTGCTAACTCATTATAAGGCATATCTTCAATTTCACCTTCTATAACAAAGCTTTTTCCATTCAAAGTCCACGTTTTCTCTGCTAAAATACCATTTAGAATAAAATCCAATATTGTATTTGCATTTGCATTATACGAATATATTGCTTTTCCGCCGTCTTTTATTTCAGCAAATTCACACGGAATTGTTATAGAGCCTGCAGAGGTATTAATAAGTCCATTGTCTGTCATTCTTGTTGATACATGATGCCTAAAATACACTTTATTAATAACAAATCTGTCAAAGTTTTGCTCTTTTTTGTTGAATAAAAATAAAGTTATAGTCTGTTTGAAAAATCTATCATTCATATAATGCTATCCCCTTAAATAATAATGGTTTTCCATCTGTTCCAATTAGCCCATATAAATATTGCCTTAAAATTGAGTCAACTTCTGCATTAAAGTCTTTCTCAATTTCTTCTGTTGTTGAATAGCTTTCGCTCCAACCTTCAATGCTTTGAGATTTCAAATTTCCTGTTTCTTGAATTCTACTTATTTTGTTTTGTTCTAAATTAATTACAAGACAAGTGACATATTTGACCTGTTCTGGTATTGCACTTATGTTTATTCTGCCAAAAGTTTTTTTATTGATTAACGCACTTGCCTGTATATCTAAATTGTTAAAATTGTCAGGTATGCTTTCTGTACCTAACAATTCCTTGTATTCATTTTCTGTTATGTATTTTAGCATACCTTTTTACTCCTTTTATACACTTGCTGTGTCGTTTATATTAATTGTTACTGCAATTGCTTCGTTTGTTGTTCCAACATTTACTTCTCCAACTGCATCTCTTACCATATTTTCAGCTGTTACTCTATAAAGTCCACTAGAGTTTTTGTTTGCTTTAAATACTGCTTGTCCGCTTGCATTAGTATATTTTATTTCTCCGTTATAATTTATTTTTGCATCTTTTACTGCTGAACTATCTTGGTCAGATACTGTAAATGTAGCATTTACTCTTCCTTCTTCATATGAAGCAGGTAAAATTGCAGAGAATGGAAATCTGATTGATTCATCTTCTTGTAATGCATTTATTGGGTTTGGAATTTCCCAACCGATTCTCATCAATTAATGTTATCGTATTAGCTCTTTATCTAATACTTCAATATGTTTCCATATTGTTCAGACTATATCTTCATCCTCTCAATATTTGAGTAGGCGTTCGGCACTCGTGGATGTATTATATTCTCTTTCGAGTTTCAACATCTAGTCGTTGAGCCTTCTAAAACTTTTTAAGGTTTTAGCTTGGTTGCTGATTGCCATATCTTTCGACTTAGGGTTCCAGCAATTCACCGAATATCATTTTACTTCTGCTCACAATCTCTTGTGGGGTAGTCCTGAGAATTAGTTAAACTACACGAAGAGCGACCATGTCCTGTTGTGGCAAATTGTATGCAATTGCTCCTGTTGCAGGGTCTTGAATTACAGCTTGGTCTAATATCTTATATGTAATATCTTGTCTTATTGAATATACAGCTTGTGAGAAATCACCTACAATTAATTGAGCTAGTGTTTTGTCCCATGCTCCATTGTCTACATATGCTCTATTAAGTGCATCTATCTCAGTTCCTCTGATTGGTTGTCCTGCTGTGTCAAGCATCATTCTGAATTTGCCTTTTAAATCCATTCCACCTAAAACGCCATTTACATTATATCCGCTTTCTTCAACTTTAACCATTGCGTTGTTAATTGCACTGTATAATGTTTCATTTGCTCCTTGTGTAATCATTGCACCTGCGTTAAGTACAGATGTTAATAAGTCATCCCTAAATCCTCTTGGCTTGTCAAGTCCTGTGAATACTGCTTCGTCAAATTTCTTTGCTAATTCCTCTTCAACTCTTGGAGCTACTTCTCCCCAGATGTCATAGTCTGCATCATCTAATACATTCTCTGATATTGGAACTATTACAGCTAGCTCTTCAGCATTAATATATTTATTGTCCCATGCCATTCTAGTTGTTTTCTTTCTTGCTGTGTCACTTTCTTGCCAGTATGCAATTGGTAAAGCATCTAGTACTCTCATTTTAGTTTTGTTTGATGTCATATTTGGAAGTCTTCTAAACATTTGCATTGCTTTTGATTGCTTGATTGTACCTTCCATAATTTCTCTTATAGCTTGAACCTCGATTAGAGCTTCAGCATCTTGTCTTGTTATTTGTGCCATTTTTTAAATCCTCCTATAAATTAAATTAATTTCTTACTGAACGAATAATATTATTCATAATTTGATTTGTTGTTGTTTCAGTTCTTGCATTTCCTTCTAGTTTTGCACTAGTGCCAACTGTCTTTACAGCTTGCGTTGTATTTGTGTATTGCGTATTTTCTTTCAAGAACTTAATTAAATTCTCGCTAAAATCCCCATCTAAACCGCTTACTTCCGCTGTAACAAATTTCACAAACTCTTTTTTAACACCTGCATCTCTTACTGCATTTGCATTGTTTAGATTTGCAATTGTCTTTTCGGCTTGTTTTAGTTTTTCTTCTATTTCAGCTTGTTTTTGTTCTGCGGTCTTTTGGTTTTCTTTCCAAACTTTAAAAGCATCCATTTCTTCTTTTGGAGGTAATTTACTTCTCAATATGCTATTTACAGCTTTGTTGTATTCCTCCTCTGTTTGAAATGTTTTAAATGCTTTTCCCTCATCTGTATTTGAGTTGGCTTGAGTTCCAACATTAGTTTGTGCATTGTCTTGCACATTGTTGTCATTTACGTTTGTGTCGTTATCCATATTAAACCTCCCATTTTAAAGTCTGTCGACTACTTTCCCGTTTTCTTTTACGTCTATCCCGTTAAAAGACAACTAATCTAGTATTATCTTTTCTAAAACCTGTTTGTTCTAGAAAGTCATTTAATCTGTTATTTCTATTTCTTAATTTTATTTTTGCTTTTCGCATTTCTTCTTTTGTGTCTACTTCACTATTGTTTAGCCCTTTTAATCCTGCTATTTCTTTCTTGCTTTCTCTTATGTTGCGTTCTAATCTACGTTGTATCTGTGTTGCTTCATATTCGCTTATTTTAGCTCCGTTATATTCAACTTTTGCATTCCTCATTTTTCGCAATTCTTTGTTTGTATATGTCTTCGTAGAGCCTTTGTAGAATGGGTAAAATGTATGTCTGCAATTTATTCCACACAATCCCAGCATTGTTCCATATTCGCAAATATCGTATAATTGCTTTTCTGTATATACTTTACCTTGCCACTTTGCATGTTCTGGTCTCGCTCCTCCGTGTGCCGATACTTCATACATATTCCATCCTAACTCACGACCTCTTGCAAGTTGCAACTCTCCACTCATTTGACCAACTGATGTTAGTATGTTCATTCTAGTCGCACTTTCTATGCTCCTTTTAGCTCCACTTGGATATTGTACATATGCTCCTACTTTACTTATGCTTTTTACTACATCTGTTATTGCTTGTGAATAACTTTTTACACCTGTGCTAGTTTCTAAATATGCTCTATTTATTCCCTCTAAGAATTGTGTTTGCCCTGTACTTGCTGTCGTTCTTGTTAGTCTTAATAAATTTTCTTGCGTATCTATTGCACTTCTTTGCATAACTGCTTGCAATTCTGGTCCTATTTTTTTTGGTGTTAGTCCTGCTAATTTATATATTTCATCATCTTTTTTTATGCTCTTTATTCCTGCATCTTCAAATATTTTTTGTATTTCTTCTGCGTTTTTTTCGCTATATTCTGCTACCTTGTTTATTATATCTTCATACAAATAACCCATCTCTTGTAATATCATTGCATTATTATAAGCAATAGTATTAGCATAACCAACATTTGCGATTCTTTCTGCTATTTCTTGTATTATTTCAAGCTCTAAGTCTGCATATAATTGACCAGCTTGTCTTTCTAACATTTTAAAATCATTTTCGGTTAGCATTATACTTCTTCCTCATTTATATTAAATCCAAAAGCACTTGCAGTTGATTGCTTTTCGCTAGTTATTAATGTCAGTTCTTGTTCAGCTTGCTCTTTACTCATATTGCGAATGTTTTCTAAATAGTCTTGCTTACTTCTTAAACCTTGTGATACTTCTGTTTGGGCTCTTACTTGTTCTGCTCCTTTATCTTCAATTATGCTGTCGTCAAAATCAATTTTTATTTCGGGATTTTCTTCTTTAAAATTCATAGCAGTAAAATTGTTGCTAGCATATATTATCGCTTGAATAAAATCTATTAATGACATTTCTAATAATAATTCGTGTTTCTTTATTGTTCTAAACATATCGCTATTCGCACTAATTACTCCTGTTGCTGTTTGAATGTCTCCTTTGTCAAATTTATATCTTTCATTACCAAAGCCTACTTTCGAACTTAACACATTCAATTCACTATCTAAATCGCTTATCATTTTGTCTGTTCTTAAATCGTCATTGTCGCTCTGTATCATTTGTTCTTTGTTAAATCCTTTTGGCAATGTATATACAGATATATCGTTTACGTCAAATACTGGTGTTAGCTCTCCAGTTTCGTTATCTTTAAATGTTAGCATATCTTCACTTACGAATGTTCTTCTACGTCCTAATATTACTTCTAAATCTTTGCTATCGTATATGTCATCTATATTCATTAATGTATGTATTGCATTAGCAAATACAGATATTCCAAAAGGGCTTTCTGCATCTAAATTATTACATATATTAGGTTTTAATATTGTGAACCATTTCAAGTTACTTTTGGTGTCAAATTCTTCAATTATGTTTTCGTCTTCTACTGATTCTAATTGTTGATTTGTATATTTGAATTTATAATTCTTTATAATATAATTATTTTGTTCATTCAATATGTGCATTGATACAATAGCATATTGTTGTCCTTTTTCTGTTTTAATCGTTACAAATGCACATTCTGTTATTTCTCCATTATTCCAACTCAATGGATATACTTTAGACGCATCTACAAATTCAGCAAATAAATCTGAATTGCTTACATCTAATACCTCCCCATCTGTTTTCATTTTTTGAACTGACAATACTAATGCTCCAGTCCCTAATGCAAAACTTCTTTCAACTCCACGATTGATTAATAGCATTAATTTTAAATCTAATATGATTTTTTGTAACAACTCATTGTCTGTTTCATCTGACAATGTTATTTTCACCTTTTCATCAAATAGCAAATCAGCCCAATCTTCACACACCTTTTTTGCCATTTGCATGCTTCTTTTTTGTCTTTTTACTTTATGTCCTGGTCTGTTATAAATCCAATAATCATGGAATTTGGCTACTTTGCCTATATACCAACTTTCCCATATATCTATATTTTTTTCGTAGCCTTCTTTAACATCTATGCTGTAACCTTCATTTTCAAAAAATTGTTTTAAATTCATCTTTTACTCCTTATCAATTGCTCATAGAAGCTATTTATTGAGTATTCAAATGCATCTAATGAGTCAATGTCTGTTGTTCCGTCGTCAAGTCTTTCGTCCTGCACTTTTGGATTCCACATTGCCTCTTGAAATGCACTTATTATTCTTGCGTTTTTTCTTATTATCTTTAACCTTTTTTGTGCCATCAAACTCGAACTTAAAAATATTCTATCTTTTATTTTTCCTTTTGTGCAATCTTCCACTTTGACTGGTAGCCTTTGTCTTGCACATTCCTTTATAAGTCCCAAAGTTATTACGTTTCCTAATGCACCATAATCGCAAAACGCATATTGGCACATTCCATATCTATCATATACCTTTTTATAAAATTCAACAAATAAGGCATATAATTGCTCTGTATCGTACACCTCTGTAATATCCATTTCATCTAATACATATACCTGCTGGAATCCATAAGTAATTCCTGTTGCAATAAATTTAGTGTTAGAACTTCCAGCTCCATAATCTATGCCAATCGTTACTATTACTAATTGTTCATTTACTTTGTCTGCTAAAAACTCATTTGTATTATCTGCAAATAATCTATATATTATACCTTCCGCATTACAAGCATTCCCTAGTATGTATCTATCGTAATATATTGTTCCTTCATATTCAATGCATAATTGTCTTACATATTCCTTTGGTAAGAACGGATTGTCAAATATACTATATCTTTGTAAGTAAACATCTATATCTTTTCGGTTTATAAACTCTTCAAACCAATGATGTTTTCCTTGTGGGTTTCCTGCAAAATCACACATGCTATATTCAAACGAAAGTCTTGACTTTAGCAATTCAAACACTTCTTTGTTTATATCATAAACCTCGTCTATATATAAATATTTAACACGTGGTCCTCTAAAACGTCTAACACGTCCAACATTATCGGCTCCAATGCAATAAACTTTTTCTCCAAATATATACGCAATGTTCTGTGAATTTATATCAGTGATTACTTTATCCCCATAAATTTCTTGAAGCGGTTCTATTACATTTCTTCTTATTGTTTCTTTTGATACTCCAGTTATAAAATTAAGACCGTGGTTTTCCTTTTCTTTCTTCTATTCTATTTGGTATTATAAATAATGTATCAATATATGTCTTTCCACATTGTGTCGCTCCGAACCTTTCCGATTCCATCTATGATTTGCATTTCTTATATATTCAGCTTGCTTTTCACTCAATTCATATTTAGCTGTCATCTTCTACAGCCTTTCTAATAGATACTATTATCTCTTTTGCTTGTTTCATTTCCTCTGAATTATCTTCTTCTTCTTTATCTTTTTGTCCTAGATATTGTTT